GATATGAGGGCTGCCGTTTTAGGATGACCAACATTGAAGTCCTACAGATTGCCTTACGAAGAGTAGGTCTAAACACCACAAGCTCGACTTTTAAAGACAGTGCGCGAGACTACCTCAATATGGTGGGGCGCGACATACAAAGTCGAGAGCAATGGAACTGGCTGTTTACGTCGTCTACGTTTACTACGGTAGCCGACACGCAGACTTACTCGCTCGCCTCAGACGTGCTGACACCGCTGTCGTTTCGCAACGTCACGGAAAACCACGTCATCATCATCAAGTCTACCCAAGACATTGATGCGGCTGACCCAGATGCTAGCATTGATGGCGATCCTCGCTGGGTTGCCATTAACGGCATTGATACCAACGGCGCTGTGCAGGTATCGCTCTATCCTACGCCCGACAGCGCTGATACTATTGGGTATCGCTACTACCGCGAAATACCAGATTTTACAGAGGCTGAAGACAACAACAGCCTCGATCCATACTACCCCCTCGTTATACAGCCAGCGCTTATACATGGCATCACGTCGCTCTACAAGCAAGAGAAGGGCGATGACCAGGGCGCTGCGATTGACCGCAATGAGATGGAGCGCGTTATCAGCGTAGCTTCTCGTCAGAATGCAGCCATACAGGGCAACCGTAAATACCGTATGCGGAGAAGCGACGACCAAGCGGCAGGTCAGTTTAGCTACTCTCCGACAGAGGGGTCGTTGTCCTAATGCCGATAGCTGCACAGTCACTGCGCCTTGGCCCTTGGAGAGAGGGCGTCAACTACAGTTTGCCAGCCGAAGATATTGGCCCGTCTGGGCTGTATGACATGGCAAACTGCACTGTTGGGTTGGCCGGTGAAGTGTCTAAGCGCAAAGGCTACGCCAAATACAACAGCTCCGCTATGAACAGCGGTGCGACTGTAACGGGCTTGGGGCAGGTTACGCTACAAGGCACGGAAAAGACGTTTGCTTTTTGCGGTGACAAGTTCTTTGACGTAACAGGCGGCACAGCTACAGATCGCACGGGCAGCACGACCATTACAGCAGGGAACGATTACACCTGGCAATGGGTATTGGCTGGCGATACGTTGGTGGCGGTCAACGGGCAAGACACGGACGCGATTAAGTGGACGGGTGCTTCCAGCAACGCAGCAACGCTCGATGATGATTCTCGGTTTACCAAACCCAAGCACGTTGCTTTCTGGGAAAATCGCCTTTGGATTGGCAACACCAACGGCACGACAGATCGCGTATGGCGCTCTGACCCTGGTGACATAGAGACGTGGGATGCACTCAGCTTTTACAGCTTGGGCTATGAAGTAACGGGACTACAGCCCTTCCAGAATACACTCGCCATACATACTGAATATGGTATACACACGCTGACGGCTACGGGTAACTCAACCATACCTTTTCAGCAGCAGCAGCGCACACAGCGCGGCACAGTAGCAGGGCGCACGATAGTTACGATACCGGGCGAGCGTCAGATCTTCCTTCGCGAAGATGGTATCTACCAATGGACGGGAGGGCCAGCGGTAGAAAAGATCAGCTTCGCGTTGGATGATCGCTATTGGTCGAATTTAAATACAGCACGACTGAAATATGCGTTTGCGCTGTATTACCCAGCTGAAGAGCAGATCTGGTTTTTTCTGCCCTACGGCACGTCGCAGACCACCATGAACAGCGTGGTCATTTATAGCAACCGCCTCAACTGCTGGTTTGGCCCCTACAACAACTTCACACGCAATGCCGCTGCTATTGTAGACGAGATCCCTCACGCAGGTGATTTCGCTGGCTATGTGATGAAGCATGAGACGGGCGATAACGACGACGGAACAGCGATACAAGGCTTTTTTGAGACTGCAAATATTGCGCCCTTGGGTGACAGTGTGCAGTGCCGTTGGCTGTATAACCGGACGCTGTTTGATAACACGGGTGATTTTGATCTCAGTATCACACAGAAGGCCGCTAGCATCGTTTCTAACGTCGAAACGATCACGATGGGTAATCTGGGGGCTACGCTGGATGTGACGTTTGCACTGGACACGTCCGTACTACAGAGCGATGTGAGCGCACTGACTACAGACAGCGACCTGTTTGGGTATGATCCACGCACTATGCTGCGATTTTCCAACTTTAACAACGATGAAACATTTACCATTCGCCGCACAAATCTGCAATACAGGCCGATTGGGTTGACGCGCAAACGCACAACGGGAATTGAGTAATGGCATTCAGTAGAGAACTTACAGGAGGCAGTACGTCGATGCCCAGACGGCGCACGACCAGATACACAGACCCCTATGCCCAAGCCGCAGCTGCACGGTCAGCACAGCGGTCAACGCCGCAGCGCTACGCCAACCCGTTTGCAGGGCAACCAGCCAATCAGCCTCCGCAAGATCCGCTGGTATCAGCTATAGCAGGTGGCTCTACAGGCGGTGGGTTCGATGATACAGTTACGCCAACGGGCATCAATACCAACGCCCCCGGTGCGTTCCAAGAGCAGACGCAGGGCAAGACGGCTAGCGGGGGTGCTGTCCCGTTTAACCAACCGCCTCCTCCTCCACCGCCGCCGCCTATGTCGGCAAGTGATTATTCCGCGCTCTCAAGCGGTGGCGTAACTCCACCTGCGCCAAGTCAAACAAGGGCGTTGCCGCAGGGCAGTATGACCCCAGAGCAGTATGGGCAAGCGTCTCGGATGAATAGCGGCATCACGGGCGTTCAGCCGTCGATGACCGCAGCTGATTACTATGCCTTGACGGGCAGTGGCAATCGCCCAGCAAGCCAGCCATTTAATGATACGGTTACACCTACGGGTATATCCACAGAAGTAGCCACATCTACTCCACGCGATTTGCCGACTATGGCAGAAGCACAAGCATCGCAAGTGCGTCAGCCGTCAATGACCGCTGAAGAATATCGAAACATCCTGCGCGGTGAAATTGCGGGTATTGGTAGCGGAACAATGACTGCGGATGAGTATGGCCGCTTGTCGCGTGGGATGGAGGATCGTCTCACACAGGCCATAGGCGGTCAAATGACCGCCGACGATTACAATAGAATGCTTAGTGGAGAGAGCGATAGGATTATAGAGGCAACAACCGCAGGTAGGATGTCACCGGAAGACTACCAGAGAATGTTGCGCGGTGAGACGCAAGATATCCGTGATTCGATGATGACACCGGAGGATTACAATCGGATTTTGAGCGGCGCTGAAGATCGAATCACAAGCGCAATAAGCTCAAGCACGATGATGCCCGAAGACTATGCGGCAATACTGCGAGGCGAACTAACAGCAAGAGAAGAGCAAGCAAGGCAGGCTGAGATAGCAGCCGAGCAAGAGCGTCAGCGTCAGCAAGCTGGGTTAGATATGCAACGCGCACAGGCAGCACAGGTGATGAATGACCGTACGCGAGAGTTGCTACAGGGATACACGGGCGGCACACAAGCACAGAGGGATATGATGATGGCACAGGCAACGCCATATCAACAACAACAGTTACTCCGCAGAACTGAAAGCAGACTGCAAGCGCCTCCTGGTGCAACGGATGCACAGGCTGCAATGTTTGCCGCACAGAGGCCAACGGAACTGCCCGATGTGTCTGGTTTCCGTAGTTCCTATGCAGATGCTGCTGCTGCCCAAGGAGGTGGTGGAGCTACGCCAACGGGCTACACCAACCCGTATGCAGATGCTGCTGCACGGCAACCCGACACAGGGCTTCGCACCTTTTCAAGCCAGCCTCGCTTTAGTCCAATGAGGCAAGGTGTAGATAGACCCTCAGACACGCTGCAACAGCGTTTAGAGCAAGAGTATTTAGGACGGATTAGCGCTGCCGATGACGCAATTCTCGCATCGCAAATCGCTGACCAGCAGTTACGTCAGCAAGAGGCAGAGAAGGGGTTAATAGAGCAACTTTCTCGATATGGCGTGTTGCGCGGTGGCGGCGATACGGCTGCTACACTAACACGTCTTGCCGAGGGCAATGAGCGTAACCGATTGGCGTTAGAAGCCGCTGCTGCACAACGCAGACAGGGCGATCTACGCGATGCGTTGGCTTTCGACCAAGCTCGCGCACAGATGGGGCTGGCAGAGCGTGGACAAACACTACAGGAACGTCGCGGCCAAGAGGACATATTAGGCCAGCAATTATCGCGACAGTTACAACAGGCAGGGGTTACGGGCCAGTTCCAAGGACAAGACACGCTACAGGCACAACAGCTACGTCAGCAGATGGATTTGGCTGAACGTGGAACAACTTTACAGGAGCAACTGGGTGGCGAAACGATCCTTGATCGACAGCAGGGACGCGACATTGCAGCCGCTGGATTGACGGGCCGTTTCGGAGATGCTGATACATTGGCCGGACGCGAGTTGTCGCTCCGTGAAGAGCTGGCTCGCTCTGGTGATCTACGCGCACAACAGGCTGCTGAGTCAGAGCTATTCGGACAGGTAGTTACGGGAACGGATGCGCCTATAACAACGCTTCAAGGTCAACGCGCTGCAAGTGACTTAGATACGGCTGGCTTGGCGCGTGAGGCTACTGAAGCAGGTCTGACGGGTCAGTTTAGAGGCGGTGCGACAGCTACAGAGAGAGCGTTGGAAAGCCAGCTAGCAAGTCAAGATTTAGCACGTCAGCTACAAGAGGCTGGCGTAACGGGCCAGTATGGTGGTGAAAATACGCTACAATCGCAGGTCATTGAAAGCAGCCTCCAGAACGAGGCGCTCAACCGAGGATTGGCAAGAGCTGGAGCTACCGGCGTATTCCGCGAAGAAGGTGACACGGGCGCTGGCACAGAGACGCTTGAGAGCCGCCTACGCACGGCTGGTCTGACGGGCCGATTGGATGATGGCGTAACGCTGGCAGGTAGACAGGCTGAGATGGATCAAGTCGGTGCGATCTTGGCTGCTCTTGACCCAGAGCTAGAAGGACGCAGTGATGCGCTGGCAGAAGCGCTCATTTCTCGACTTGGTGAAGAGTACGGCGATGTAGGCATACAGGATGCGCTGACGAGAGAACTGGTCAACAATGCTGGCGGCATGACGGATCGTGAATTTGAAGAGTTTATGAATAATGACGCTGTGCCAGAGAGAGCAAAAGAAGAAGTACGCAGAGCGCGAAATAATGCACTTGAGGCAGCAGGGCTTGAGACAAATCGTGCGGAGGAGGATCTAGCTCGTTTCGCAGAAGTGATGAATAATAGATCAATACCCGACGGTATCAAAAATCAGCTTAGAGAGCAATTTCCAGAACTGGCCGCAGCATACGACCAAGGCAGAGGGTAACATGGCATTTCAACTAGCACCATTCCTAGCATCAGCTGGCCTTAGTGTAGGCCAAGGTATCATGGCAAACCGTGCGGCCAAGCGCCAGCAAGAGCGCATGGAAAAGGAAGCGGCACAGGCCAAGCTGCTACAGAGCTTCGGCGCAAACGCCCAGCCCACGCAAGGCGGTATGCAGGGGCCGGGTATGGCGCAACAGGTCATGTCCGATCCACTGACGCAGCAACTGCTGACGAGTTTGATAGGCAAGGGTTTGGGTGGCATTGGTGGAGGACAAGGCGGTGGTGGACAGATGCCGGGGTTTGACCCGAAAAATTCATACACACCTGCTAATTACTAATAGGTAGATACGATGAATATGTTTAGCACGGGCAACCGCGAAGAAGACGAGCTACTGAGGCTATTGCGCCAAGGTTTGATAACGCCAGAGCAACTCGAAGATATGAGTTCTGGGCAACAAGCTGCACAAGAACTGCGTGGAGGCGTGAGTGATACGCTTACCCCCATGGGTTCGCGGCGTGATACCACTGTAAGAGCGGCTGCAAGCCTACAGCCAGAAACCACAGCGATGGCACAAGCCCCTGCACAACGTGCTTCTATGCCGATGGCAAGTCGCAGTGAAGGCATAAAAGAGCGCGGCTTAGAAGACTTGCTAAAAGACAGGGCATCTACTGCTGCGCCCATGCTTGACCAGCGTCGTGAAGAAGACGGACAGCCCCGATTCGTCAACACGTTTACGCCAAGAGGATACTTGCCCGAAGAGAAAGCTGAGTTGTCTATACGCGAGCGAGCGCGAGGCAAGCAAGACCCCAAGATTGCTGCATTGAACGCAACGCCTGTAGAAAGAGGCTTGCTACCTGGCGAACGGGCCGAAGAAGAAACACCGGATGACGAGTCGTTTGATCCATCCTTGGGGCGCTATGAAGAGATGCCCATTGTAATGGAAGAAACGATTGTGACGCCCAACGATGGAGACGCTGAAGAAGATCAGCAAAGTTTTCTATCTCGCATCGGTAGCCTTATCGCCAACAACCCCGAACTGGCCGCATCGGGCGCACAGCTACTTGGTGGCTTGCTTTCCAACGCAGCCCAGAACCGCGCACAGCGTCGAGCAGATCGCACTACGGATCAGCGTGTAGCACGGGCCAACCTTATATCGGCTATAACGGGCGGCAGGGCGCGTCCTACGGTTGAACGGGCGCAAGCAGATACAGGTGGCTTTATGTCGCTGGATACGCTTGGAAAGGCGCTACAGGGCGGTGGAGCAGCGGTCAAAGGCGAACTGGCTCGACAGGTTGCTGAAGATGAACGTGAGCGTAGAGCTGATTTAGATGAGCGCGGCATGAAAGCAAGCGAGTTGGGCGTAAAATCGCTTGATGATTACCGCAAGGCAACGCTAGCGTTTAACAAAAAGAAATTTGACAAAGAAACACAGCTAGCCGCAGAGCAAAATGTGGTGGATTATTTGAAGGCGGCAAAGGATTTGAATGAGTCAGAAAGAATCCCAATAAAAGAAATCGGTGAGCTTTCATCAGAACTTGCAAGCCTAAAACGGCTAGACAACTTAGAAGATTTTATTATTGACGCTGACTTTTCATTCTTGGAGATGGGGCCGCTCAGATTAGAAGAACCAAGCCAATTCATATTTGGGTCAGACGCGAGGGTGGCTGAAAGTGCAATACAAGGATTGATAGCAGAAGTTGCTAAAACCATACCTGGCGTTTTGACAGAAGGTGACCAGAAGCGGTTAGAAACAAGATTGCTTTCACTCAACGACACAGAGTCAACTGCATTGGACGTAGCTCAAGCATTTAGAGAAGAGTTGCTTGTAAAGTTTGAGGAAAGGCTTGGAGCATTGAAAGAATCTGGTGGATTCGACACAACGTACTTTGATGATCGCTTAATGGAGTATAGGCAGGGGCGTGGGGCGCAGGGGTTTGAGTCAATGCTAACAAAAGACGAAATAGTTCTGGGTGGATAATGGCATACCGATTTCAAACATACGCTGAATTAGGCGAAGCGGTTAAGAGGGTAAAGCCAGAATACGCTGATCGTAACAGTGAATCGCTTGGCTTGGAGTTTAGCGAAAAATACGGTGACAAGTATAGTGTGCGCGTAGACGAGGAAGAAGATCGCGCTACGTTCGCCTACGACCCAGAAGAGGGCTTCAACATCCTTAAGACGCTGGGCAACTTGCCTTCAAGCGCAGGGGCCATTGCAGAGGATGTAGCAACTGCGGTGATGAACCCAATAGACACCGCAGAGGCGCTGGGTCGAGGCGTAGCAGGTGCGGCTGAGTTGGCTCTTGGCACAGACTACAGCCCAGAGAACAAGCGCGTAGCGGAGCAGTTAGGCCAAGGGCTTGCTGCTTCAGCTGGGTTCGATAAAGTAGGCGATGAATACGAGTTCACTGGGCGCGGAATACAAGAACGGCCATTAGACATCTTGGGTATGCTGGCCGGTGGCGCATCCGTAGGCGCTAAAGGCGCTGCATTGGGTGCTAAAGCCGTTGGTCGCGGAGCAAGAGCAGCAGGGGCTGCTGACACTGCAAGCCGTGCAGGGCGCGTTGCAGGGGCCGCAGAGCGCGTTGGAGCTGCGGCACAGGCGCTTGATCCAGCCGTAGCATTGCCCAGGGCAGCAGTAGGCGCTACCAAAGGCGCTGTAAAAGGGACAGGTAGAGCCGTAGCCAAAGGCACAAAATATGTAGGCAACCGCTTTATTGCCGAGCCACTACGCGCACGTTTCGACGGAAGTAAAGCAAAGGCTGCCTTGGATGACATTACGAGTGCTATTGGCGGCGCAGAGGAATTTGCGCCAAACCTTATGGATCGGTTACAGGGTGCTGTGCGGTCTGTTGGACAGACGATTGGAAGTAAAAAAGATTCAGCGTTAGAGATGCTAGAACGCGCCGAGAAAGGTGCTACAGAAAAGTTAGATAAAGCCAGTATGGGAACAACTGGCCCTGTCAAAGCAGCAGGTGTACTAGAGTCGTTGCTTACGTCTTGGATGGGCTTTACCACCGGATTAGGTCAGCGCGTAATACAGAACATTATTGACTTCAGCCGATTGGAGGATCAGACGCAGCGTAAAGCTATGTTAGATGCAGCCAGCGGCAAGTTTGAAGGCGAGAAGAAATACGGTTCAGTAGGTGAGGCCATCGTAGATGAGCTTGCAGTAGCGCTTGATGGATGGAGTAAGGCCAAAAAGGAAGCGACAAGAAAAACAAGATCCGCACTGAAGATGGACGATGTTAGAGTCAACACAGACGACCTAAAACGCGCTGTGATAAATGACGAAGATTTCAATAATAGTTTTGGCATACGAAACATTGTCCAGAGAAAAACACAAGAATCAACCGTTGAACCCGGCACTGTTATAGGCCAAAGCGCTCCTATGAGCGGGCGCACGGATATTGGAAGGCAAGGTCGAGGCCCAGCAGATCAGATCTATGCTGAAAATTTGCTCTTTGATATGCAAGGTCGGCCAGCCGGACAAGTGCCAACCTTCAGCGTAGAAGATTTGCGAAACGTAGACATTGATCTCAGCGATTCTGACATCCTTAACTTGGGAGAAAATGTCAGCGCGGTAAGCCAAGCATTTGATCGCGTATTTAAGCTGCCGCAAAATGCTACGGTGTCTGAATTGGACAGGGTTAAAAGAGCCATAGCAAACGCACAAAAAGCATCGGACGGAAGTGCCTATGCTGCGCTTACAAAGCTACGCAAGATGGTTGCTGATAGGATTGAAGAGCGTTACCGCGACCCAGAGGTATTGGCTCAATTAGGCATCCCTGAAACCAGCCCAGGACGGGCAAATCCGTATGTAGAGGCAATGGCTCAATATGAGCAGTACGAGCAGACAATGGACAGCATTGCCAAGACGCTCAAGGTGGCTGATCCGCAGAAGAAATTTGCAGGGACACCGCTTGAGGTAGTGCGGCAATCTGGCAACCCACAAGAAGTATTGAAGGCTGTTCTCAATATGTTTGGCGAGAACGAAAAAGAGCTTGGGATGCAGAACTTGTTGCGATTGGCAGAGGAGACGGACAACAACCTACTGCTGCCTCGCATTGTAGGCTACGCAATGAGTCCGGTCTTTGGCGAAGGGCTTGTTGTTCGCTCGGAGATAAGTCAGTTGGGCCGTGCAGCGTTAGGATTCAACCTTGTTGGCGGTTTATTGACCCCTATCGCATTAGCGCAGTTTAGCCCCCGTTTTGGCGGTATGGCATTGAGCTATCTGTATTCTCCAGAAGGTAGGAGCCTTATAACGTCCGTTCCTGGTCGCTTAGGTAGAGCAGGGCAAATAGTAGGCGAACAGGTCGGCCAAGTGGGAGAGCGTTTAAGCGCACGGTTTAAAGGGTTTCGGAAGGTTGCCAGTGAGTATACGGGCAAGCCAGAGAATAAGATTACGCCAGCCGACGAGCAGCGCACACTAACGGCCCTCCAGCGCCTACAGCAAGCTGTTGGAGAGACAATGACACGCGAACAGCAGTCCACGCTACAAACACTCCTCCAGGGCGGCACATTGACGCAACGCGCACAAGAACAGGGCGAACAGGCCCAGCAACGCAACAACATATTGTCCAGATTGGGACGCACACAGGGTAACAGGGGCAACTAATGGGAACCGTATCAAGAGTACATACATTTGCCAGCGGCGCGATCCTCACAGCCGCCCAGCTGAACAACGAGTTCGACAACCTGCTGACCAGCAGCGCCATCAACGGTGGGCTGGACGCAACGAACTTGGGCGTGACGGCAGGGCAAGCTACCGCATCGAAGGCGTTGGTCGTAGACGCCTCGCGCAACCTCGCTGACGCGACAGGCAGTAACCGCATCAACAATCTGGCCCTATCTGGCACGTTTGAGTCTACAGGCGCTATAACGGCTACTGCTGGCATAACGTCGGGCGGTAATATCGTATCCGACACTGACTCGACGGACGATCTGGGAACGACGGGTGTGCGCTGGGCGAACTTGTTTGTCGATGATGTGACGGTCACCAACAACGTCACCATCGGCGGCACGCTGACGCTAACAGGCGGCATAACGCTCAACGGCAATACGACCATCGGTGATTCCAGTGCCGATACGCTTACCGTCAACAGTACCATCACCAGCAACTTGATCTTCACGGACAACACCTACGACATTGGCGCATCGGGCGCTACACGGCCCCGTAACCTGTATCTCAGCGGCAATGGCGTGGTGGGTGGCACACTGGGCGTTACAGGTGCTACCACGCTCTCAAGCACACTGGGCGTTACGGGCCTCATCACAGCCACAGGTGGCGTGAGTGGTGCGCTGACAGGCAACGTGACAGGGAATGTAACTGGTGATGTTACTGGCGATCTGACGGGAAATGTAACTGGAAACATCACAGGAAACGTTACTGGCGGCACGATCAGCGGCACGACAGGGACGTTCACAGGCGCACTCTCAGGCACGACAGCGAGTTTCAGCTCGACGTTAGGCGTTACAGGTGCAACTACTTTGTCAAGCGATGTCGGAATAGGAGTTGCGGCAGGTAGTGCATTAACGTCAACTGGAACAACGCTAACAATCAAAGAAGACGATAATACAAATTCTGCAAACATTGAGATGATTGGCGGCAATGCGAGCGGTGAAGTAGCGGGTAGGATTAAAGCCAGTTACACAAACAACATCACTAGTTCAGAGATTCGTTTTTCGCTCGGCCCAAATGGAGCGGACAACGGCGAGACAATGTTTTTCACGCGAGGCCCAGATGGGTTTTTAGAGCGGTTTAAAGTTGGGCAAGGGACTGTTTCGGTAACTGGTGACCTCGCCGTGGACACCGACACGCTCTTCGTCGATGCGTCAGCAGATCGCGTGGGCATTAATACGAGTTCGCCACAGGTCGATTTCCACGTTGACAATGCATCAACAAACGGTGTGGCGCGTATTAGCACGTCAAACGCAGGAAGCTACGCACAGCTCCAACTGGTCAACCAGAGCGGCAACTATTGGTATCAGACGATTGTCAGTGACAACAGCTATCGCCTGTATAACGGTAGCGATAGGCTCACCATTTTATCGGGGGGTGATGTCGGCTTAGGCACTGAATCGCCAGAGATACGCCTGTCCGTCACAGACACATATAACGGATCTGCGCTAACGAGCAATGATATCCCTGCCGTGCAAATAATCAATGAGCAGGGCAGTTACACTGCTGACAATGTGTTGGGCGTATTAGGATTCGGTAAATCACAGGGGTTTGCGAGTGGCGTTCGCGCAGGGATGGTTGCTCACTACTCTGGCACAGGGTCGCAATCAAGCAATGTTGGCGCGTATCTATCATTCCGCACAAGTGCTGATGGGGCAGGCGACAGCACTGAACGCGCACGTATCGACTCGTCTGGGAATCTGCTTGTTGGACGCACAGGCACAGATTATAACTCAGAAACTGGCCTCGTATTATCTGGTGTTGGTCAAGTGTTTTATACACGAAATGCCAGTGCGTCAAATACGACTTTTGCTATTTACAACAATCGTGACGGTGCAGCAACAAATTATATTAATTTCATGACTGGAGGCACAACTCGCGGATCAATATCATGGACGAGTTCGTCAACCTCCTACAACACCACCTCTGACTATCGCCTTAAAGAAAATGTCGTAGGCATCACAGACGGCATCACGCGCATCAAATCGCTCAAACCCTCACGATTTAATTTCATTGCAGAAGCTGATCGCACGGTCGATGGATTCGTAGCGCATGAAGTCTCTGACGTTGTTCCAGAGGCTATTTCTGGCACGAAAGACGCAGTGGACGATGAGGGCAATCCAGAATATCAAGGCATCGACCAGAGCAAGCTGGTTCCGTTGCTGACAGCCGCACTACAAGAAGCAATCACGAAGATAGAAACCCTTGAAACCAAAGTAGCTGCATTAGAAGCAGCATAAATAGGAGAATAGACAATGCCAACGTACAGCCATGATTTGACTATCACTAATAGACTTAGAATCTCACCCTCAAAACAACTGGGAGACGGCAGCACTCAGACTGACGTTATCGAGGCGGCAGTCTGCATAGCCAGATGCCAACAATTAGATGATGATGGCAACGTAGTCGCTACGGCTTCTACAGATCCTTGGGTGTCCATTGATCTCAGCGATGTAACGGCTGCGGATTTCACCGCTCTGGACGCGCTGACAGGCTTACCACAGCATGCAGTCGATCAGTTCACCGCATGGGGCGAGGAGCAGAAGGCAGGTCTGGAAGCGCAGCTACAGGCCCGTGCAAGCGCACCTCGCGAACAGACCGCTCCGTGGAGTAGCGCAGCCTAATGAGCGAGGTGATGCCGCAGGGGTCTGCTCCAACGCAGCACAAGAGCGGCAGCAACGGACGTAATAGCTGGGTGAGCAAACAAGCGATCCGTCAGCTTATCGGCATATCGTTGACGGGGTTGGTGGTTTGGGAAACTGTGGTCACTAACCAGATTGATGCGACAGTGCTGATCGGCATCTATGGAACGGTGTTGGGATTTTATTTTGGTGAGGGCGAATGACAGACGATGAACGAACAGCCGTGCGGCGATCTTTAGCGCATTACAAAGCTGAGATCAAAGCGGAGCTGGCGCGATTAGAGGCAGCATCTAGTGCGAAGGAAGTTGCTGGCAAATCAATTGGCAAGCATGGCCTGGTCTACATAACAATGATTGCCAGTTTGGGCATTATAGCAAGTCTCTACCTGGAGGAGGCTAAAATAGCCGCTGTGATGGGACTGCTAGGCTCGTCGCTGACGGCGCTCATATCAATGCTCTCTAATATTGCTGGTGCTACAGACAAAGAAGAGCGGCCCGAATTTGCGGTCATAAACCAGTTGATAGAAAAATTAGACAAGCTAGACCGAGAAGAGCAGCCAATGTCGGTGGATGTAGAGGGTGGCAATGTAACAGTTAAGCGCGGTGACGATGTAATTACAAGTAACGCTGACAACCCCAAAAAGAAAGGCCAATGAGATGCCAAACGTAGGCGGCAAGAAATACCCATACACAGCAGCTGGAATGAAAGCAGCAGCGAAAGCCCGGAAGAAGAAAGCCAAAGCCAAGCCCAAGGCGAAGTCGCGCAGGGGTCGCTAATGCCAGCTAAGAAAGATCCCAGACTAGCGCGAGTAGGTGTATCTGGTTACAATAAGCCTAAAAGGACGCCCAACCATCCGACTAAGTCCCATGTGGTCGTTGCAAGATTTAAAGAGGGTGGACAGACCAAAACGAAGACTATACGATTTGGTCAACAAGGAGCATCAACAGCTGGCGCACCGAAAAAGGGTGAGTCAAAAAAGACTACACAGCGGCGTGCTAATTTCAAATCGAGGCACTCTAAAAATATAGCAAAAGGTCGTAGTAGTGCAGCTTGGTGGGCCGACCGTGTTAAATGGAGCTAAGTAGATAAATGGAACCGGGCAGTGATCCTGTAACGATGTTGTTGACGACGGGTGGTGGTGGATTGGGCGGTGGTGCGATCACGGCATATGTGCTGACAAAGTTGGCCGGGAAGAACGGCAACGGGGGGTCAGATGCCGCAGCAGAGATGCGAGCCGTAGCGCAGAAATTAGATCATACCAACGAGTTACTCAACGAACTCCTCCGCGCACAGGCGCGCATGGAGGGCTTACTACAACACCATAACCAGCGAGGTTAACAATGACGGTATTAGAGCGTAAAGAGCAGATCCAGGAAGAGCAGCAGAAAGCGTTTGAAGAGTTGCAGGTTGCCCAGAATCGCGTAACGGAACTAACCGCACTCATACAGCGCCAGAACGGCGCTATAACGGCCCTACAGAGCGTGTTGGACGAGGAATCGGGTGACAGCACTGCCGAGGTTTCAGAGGCCGTAGAGGAGCTTGTAGAGGCATGAATCTTGGGACGATTAAATCGCTGGTTAAAGGGGCTGTTAGTAAGACGGCCTCGCGGAAACTGGCGGTCACCGCTGCCGTGGGCGCTGCGGCTACAACCGGAGCAGTCGAGCTGACCTGGCCGATGGCGGCAGTAGCGATTGCGTATATCGTGTCACAGGCTGTAGTGGATGTCGCAGACAGTCGCTGAGACACGTCGTATAGGTGACAAAACACTCTGCACAGAGTGGGACATTGGCGTAAATCACTGGGCTGGGTCGGTGCTGTTTATGAGCGATCAGCATTTCGACTCAGCCGACAGTGATCGCAAAATGATCAAGCGTCACCTGGACGAAGCGCTGGAACGGGCCGCGCCTGTATATATGCTGGGCGATTGGTGGGACGCGATGGGAGGACGCAATGACAGGCGTGGCTCAAAGTCCTCCCTGCGACCCGAATACAAACGCTCAGATTATCTCAACGCCCTCGTAGAGGACACTGTTGAGTTCCTTACGCCCTATGCTCATCTGATTGCCGGATGGTGCAGGGGCAACCACGAAACATCTATCCTATCCCACACAGAGTTCGATTTACTTAGCGCGACCGTGCAGCAGCTTAATGCACGCACTGGCAGCGAGATACAGATCATGCCGTATGCTGGGTGGATCATATTCCGGCCCTATCGCACCTGCAAGAGCAAGCGCGGTGACAACAGGCGTGTCATAGACAGCATCTGCGTGGCCTATTCGCACGGAACAGGCGGTGGGGGGCCAGTTACAAAGGGCGTCATCGGCACAAATCGCAGGGCAACCTATCTACCGGACGCTGACATTGTTATTTCTGGGCATATCCATGAATCGTGGATGGTAGAGCTACAGCGCGAACGCTGCACAGGCAATGGGCGCATCTACCAGGACACGCAATGGCATCTCCAGCTGCCCAGTTATAAAGACGAATACAAGGGTGATTCTTGGTGGGTGCAGACGGGTAAAAGTCCCAGGCCCAAAGGCGGCTGGTGGGTCGATCTTTCTGTAGAGCGCGGTAAGCAGCATGGTAAAGAGGTCATTATACAGCCCAGGAGAGCCGCTTGAATGAGACTGATGAAGACGCTATGCCGCTACAGGCTGATGTCTTCGGCACGGATGACACCGCGATCTATGCCCAGACGCTATCTAATACTGTGCTGGCGCTGGTTAAGTATCGGGCTGAGACAACAGATGAGCGGATCTTTCTACGGATGCAAATCAAGCGCCTGGTAGACGCGCAAGTGGCGCTGAAACAGCTTTATGTGGACGATGAGGGCGCAGGGGCATATTCGTCCTCGTCAGCCACTCAAACGCCTTAGAGAGCCGTTTTAGGGCGTTCTATGGGGTGTTTGGAATTATAATAGAAAATCGTTAGTATAATCCCAACGACAGCATAGCCGATACGATTGATGTAACTGCAATGTAGGGCTGGACTTGTATCAGGTTAATCAGTTTAACTTAATCTGATCTTATAGTATCTATAACAGGTAATACAGCTAAGATGTTGTAATACATAACGTTACGCCATGTTCCTTTCTTAATTTGTGTAAGTCAATTCTAATTGTTTGTTTGTGTTATTACCAATCTTGAATTCATCCCACATTTCGGAAACAATACCTGTGCCGGGAAACAAATCTACAAATTCATCGCATGGATCTGCACCAATCAAAGAAAACATCCACAAACAAAAACGTTTAGGTTTTGCGCCAGCTAAACCCTTTTTCAAAGTTATGTTTTCTACAAGATGATCTTTTACAGTTTTTATGTTGCGTCGATTAGGCCGTGCAGATTGGTAAGCAACTCCCTCCCATGTATATGCTGGATTGACGTTTGGTTTAAACGATGCAAATGGTTTTACCCACGCTGCAACTCTTGCAGTGTCAGGAAGAAGCGGTATTAGCGTTTTTAACGCGCTCGTATTGCAGCCAAAAGACAACGCCCAACCGTCGTATCCTGACAATGTGGTTAATAACTCATCGTGGTCTACTTCTGCACAATTAGGATCGTCAGAGTAGTGCTTTTTAGCTTGTCCTATATAGGGTGGGTCAGCATAAGCAAGTTTCATTATCGCCCCCGATCCGCATCTAATGGCCGTCCTCGCCGCACCTTCATCGGGTCGGGGTGGTTCGCTTGAAACACTGTGCGCGAACGTAGGAAGGCGTCCAACATGTCCCGAGTAAATTGATAACCCTTTAGCCTTCTATGCGCAATCTGTCCCTGCCGACATAATCTGCGAACGTGCTGCACCGTTAGGCCCAGATAATCAGCGGCTTCCTGTGCGGTATACCATCGTTGCTTTTTTGCCATCGTTTCCCTCTCAGTCGCAGTGTGTGCCACGCCAGCCACGCGCAACCCATTTGCCGTTTTCTAGTTGCGGCTTGCCAATGGTGGTAGACCATCCGGCAGTGGGGTACTGTGATAGCACGTCGTTGATCTTTTCGTTCGCTTCTTCCTCGGTCGCTGCTTCTATGTAGATGCTCATTGTGTCTCCTTGTGAAAAACTGCCTCTATGAATGCTTGCGCTTGCGGTGCGACGATAGCGTTACCGTAGCCGCGCAATCGTCCCACTCTGTTGGTAGCCCCATCAACCAACGGGAATGTGCTGGATTCAACTGGCCTCCATTTGTCGTCTCGGCAGTAGAGCCAATCTGGATCTGACCAGTAGCCGTTAGTCGCATTGGGCCTGTCAGCTTCACCAGATTGGGTAGCTCTGCCATCTTGCGCGGTTCTGCACCTGCACTGCCCCTTGCATCTGATTTGATTGGGGTCGGCCAGTGTGTCTTCGGCAACCCAGTAGAGGCGCTGTCTTTGATGCGGTGCGCCGAGGCTGCAAGCTGGAAATACGACCATCCCTGCGGCGTAGTTTTCTTGCGCCAAGTCAGCCTGTACATCGTCGAACCAAGCGGCTCCAGCCTTACCTGCAACCTGCTCGCCAAGGACTCTTGGAGGGCGGCACTTCGCGACCAGACGGTAGAGTTCGGGCCAGAGATGTCGCTCGTCTGCTGTGCCAGTTCTTCGCCCTGCTGATGAGAAGGGTTGGCAGGGGCATGATCCTGTCCAGACGGGTGTATCGTCTGTGATACCTGCCTGTCTGAGTGCGTATGACCAGACTCCGATCCCAGAAAAGAAATGGGCTTGGGTGTATCCTTTAAGGTCGTCTGGTTGAACATCTGTAATTGATCGGTCATCTACGTCTCCTGGTGCTATATGCCCCTCGCTGATGAGCGCTTTCAGCCACTCTACTGCGAAGGGGTCAATCTCATTGTAATACGCTGTCATAGCGTCTTGCTCTTTGCCCAGGCCGCATACGCTACGGCCTCTGTTTGTGCGCGTGTGAGGTGACCGGACAGGTAATACCGATCCGCTTGTTCCACGATGCGCTCCAGATCGTTCAGCTGGGTAGCGTTGCTGATACGCTGTCTGGCAGACCGGAGAGGTTGAGTCTGATAGGCAGCGCGTATGACCCGGAGCGCATCATGTTCAGTCATTGCGGTCTACTACGATCACCCTGTAGCGATCCGACAGACGCAGCCCTGCTTTGCGCTCTGTCAGTTGGAGATGCCCCTTACTGACCAGCGACAAGGCCATCTCCCGTGGGCCGTTGGTGGATACCTGCCCGAACTCTTTGCAGACATCGCGCAGGGTAGGGGCTGTGTGTTCACGCTGTAGATGCTCTTTGACAAACTCCAGCATCTCACTCTGTCTCTCTGTTAGTTCAATCATCTATAACCTCTATACGTTGTACGCCGTCTAACAGGCAGCGCTTGGCTAAATCCACATGGCGGCATTTGCGCCTGTAGGCCCAGGATTTACACTCGCACTGCCAGATGCTATCATCCTTACCGACCAGCTTACCCCACACGTTGTATGCGGTGCTGGGATCTTGACTGCTAGAAATCTTGAATCGTATCATGTCATGCCGATGGGGTGGTCGTAGCTGGCATGGAGGACACGCTTGAAAAAGAGGGCGGCGGCGATCCCGGTTGCCAGCGCGAGAGCCATGATTGATACGATGATTTTGACAACCGGTGGAACGGTGCGTCCTCTGCGTCTAATACGCATACAGATAATTCCTCCAAAGAATCGTCGTAGATAACCACCACAAACGGCACGCCTAGATTGCGTGCGATACAGCGCAGTTTACGTCCGGAAAACTGACGCCAGAGACGATCTCTGACGGCGTGTTCCGTGCGTGTCATGTCGTGTTTGACCCGTGTGAGTTCGATCACGCAGAGTGGTTTGTTGCCACGCCATTCGATCTGGTCAACATCATGCACTGCACCTACGCCCCATTCGTAGCGCCATTCGCGGTAGGGGGCTTCTGTATCGTCAAACCCGTATCGGCGCGGTTTCAAAACGGGCCTCCTATATCAGCTGGGCTTGACGTGCTAGTACTTGGGTTGCCATCTCCTCCATTCTGGGGGTGTGCCAACCGCTGTATTCGCCCGTCTTGTGGTCGTAGCTCATCCCTACGCGCTGTAACGCTTTGTATGCGCCTGGCTGCATCTCTAACGGCGGTGGCCCTTTGATCGCGTAGCGTTTGGCTACGGTGATCTTCTGCCGCTTGCGCCTGTCCATCTCGTCCAGATGCTCCTTGACCCAACGCGCTTCCTGTTTGAGTATCATCAGCAACACCTGCACTTCGGGTGATGCCATAGTCGAGCCATTCGCCACCAAATTCTTGAGCAATTCTACGCCCCAGAGGATGGTCTGATTGGACACTGTTGGATCGGGTGGATTGTCTCCGTGCGTCTCCCACAGCGAGGCGAACACTTCTTCGATTTGCTGCTGCGTCAAGGAGCTTTTCTCGCTCTCTTGTATTGCGGTATCGTTGTCGTGCATTGCGTATCATTTCCTGTTGTAATGGGCCGGTG